CGTCAGCGTCGATGCTGGCAGCAAGCTGCGAGATACGTGGCTTGAGAACGCGGTCTGCGAAATCGTCAAGCTGCATCGTCAATTCAGCAGTCGTGAAGTTGACGCCGATGTGCTTCTGGGTGGAAACAGCAAGAGTTGTGAACTGCTCGTTGTCATCCTGTACCTGAAGGGCTGCGCCGTCAGTTACAAGCGCACGGTCTGGAAGACGGATACGCAGGGTTGAGCCAATTTTAGCACCTTCGACAGCAAAGCTATCGTCGTACTGGCGGTTTACGTTACGTGTGAGCACAAGGTTGTTCTCAAGGATTTCGAGAGCCTTCCGTGTGATCATGTCAATTGTTAAAATCGAGTTAGACATGGTAATAATCCCAAATTATCTGTTGCGTTGTGCCTCGTACTTCTTGATCTGCCGCATACGCTCTGCTTCGATCCATTCCGACGTAGTCATTGACTTAGTCGAACGAGGATCAGTTGTGTCAAACTGGTTTGACCCAGTAGAACGTGCTGTGACAGGCGCAATCGGAGCCGGGGCGTTTGAAGTTCTTTTAACCGGCGGATTTGAGGACAATGAAGCCTCAAGTTTTCCAATTTCTTTTGCCTGCAAAATTGGCGCTAGGCGGGCGATACGATCAGCTTCTTTCGGATTTGAGCCGAGATAATATAGAACGTCTGGGCCTGCGTCTGACGCTTGGATGCTTTGCGCCATGAAATCCGTAATCGGTAGGTTGGGGTTGTATGCGACTTGTTCAAAGTCATCATACCTGTCCCGCGCTGCCTCTTCTAGGTCATGGTAGGCATCCTGCATTTCAGCTTGCTGACGGGCAGTATCTCGCCGTGCCAGCAATTCTTCAGCTTTACGTTCGGCCAAAACCTCTGCGTAATCTTCATATGTCTCAAATTGATCAGGGGTAATATCATAGCCTGCTTGCTGGCGGGCCTGCATTTCCTCTGCTCTTTGAGCCTGTTCGCGCTCCCATTTGCGCTGTTCTCTTGCGAGGCGCTTGCCAACAATTGCGTCAAGTTCTTCTTGTGTGAAGGACTTATTTGCTTCCTGTTCAGCAGGCGTTTCCGGCGTCGTGTTTTCTACAGGCTCGATTGCTGCCGTGGCTTCGAGTTCTGGCGCGGAGGCATCCGCTACGTTGGGGACTGTTTCGTCCATGTTTAACTCCTATGGAGTTCCTGATGTGCCGCACCAGTACGGTTTTTTGAGTAAGGTTACTCGTAAAAAATGCTTGCCTTGGGTGTTGTGCCGCCAAGAACGACATACAAACCCTTGCTAAAACCTACGCCGCCATCGTCACCGGTAAACGTATAGAGTCCGGGAGTAGCGCCAGTAAAAGTGTTTAAGATAATTGGATCGGCGGTAGACGCCGTCGCGCTGTCGTAAACAGCGACAGTCGGGGAAGTACCTGAAGATACAAAAATACCTTTCAGTTTACCAAGACCAACCTTGACTTGTGCGGTAGCACTCAAAGATACAAAAGTAGCAGCCATATGTATTATCCTAAGCCAAAAATTTCAATTTGTACAAGGTTGAATAATACAACCCAAAAATCTCGTCGATAATGTTTTGGATTGGAGTGCAATCCTTATCAACGACTTTATACCGCATTTCCTCAAGTTCGTCTACCTGACCTTCAAGAAACGCAACAATATTGTTTGTCTTCTTAGCTGACATAAGCGAAATAGGGCCGATAAGGCCATATTTGCCTTGGTAGGCTTCAGCAAATTTGTCAGCCAGTTCGATCACTTCATCATAAAAAGTGTTCAAGGCCGAGTGCTTGGCAAAGCTACGCGTGTTCAAGTGCGTCGAATGGGCTACATCGCGCGCAAGAAACAGTGTGCCTACGAAGTCAGCGCATTTCATGATGATGGTCCTTGGGGCCAGACGATAGCAAACGGATTAGCTTGGTCAGTTATGTCACGCAAGGCTTGGCGGTATGTAGCCCATGCAGCGGCATCTACAGGCGCGTCAGGTAACTGCGTCCAATCGGATTCAACCAGCAGCTTGTTACGTTCAACACGAATAACATCCCATTGCGCTCCAACTTTTGCTGCTGATGCGTCTGCGTCGAGGTCCGACACAATGTAGTTCTGTGTCCAAACACCATCAATCAGCAACGCTGGGCCTTCTTCAAGGTGCTGTGTAGCTGCATCGTGATACGGCGGTGTGACGATCTGCTTTTTGTGTACGCCAAAATGTACGACCTGTTCTTCGGTCAAGCGCCGGGCGTAGCAATAGTTATCCGCGTCCCACTGCGTTGGCTCGGCATCAAAGATGTGCCGTATAAAGGTGTCGCCTTGGGCTTGGACATACCACATTATTATGCTTCCTTTGCTTCCCGCTTGGCGGTTACACGTACAACAGCCGCATCATATGCGGCTTGGTCTTCAATCTGGTCTTTTAGCGCCGCCATGATGGACTCTACATTACCCATCTGTTTGCGTGTGTCAGTTAGTCTTTCTGCTATATTGGCCGCAAACTCATTGTCTGTAGCGTTTGCCAGCAGATGCTCAAAGTTTTTGCGGTCAAAGTCGTAATGAAAATGTTCAATCTCGCGTGCGTACATGGCATCCGCTAGGGTGTCGTATTTGTAATCGTCGCTGAGTTGTGTGTATATCATGTAATATCTTTCTTTATAGCGCAGGGCTAAAGGTAACGGCGCGAAGACTGCCCGTAAATGGTGTAGTTGGGGCGGCGTATCTGGTGCCAAAACCAGTGCTGACGTTCCACGGGTAGGTTCCTACGACAGATGATGCGCCGGATACTACAGCAATAGTGTCCCCGGTAACGGAAAAGGCAACGCTGGTGCTGTTGCTGGGAGGTAGTGTAGCCGGATTAGTGTATTTGGTGCCAAAGCCAGCGCCACTCCACGGGTAGGCAGAAACGAAGGGTGTAGTAAAGTGCGCTACAGCAATAGCATCGCCAGCAGGACTAAACGCTACGCCAGTACCAGTGCCAGCAGGTAGCGTAGCGGGGTTGGCGTATTTAACGCCGAAACCAGTGCCGGCGTTCCACGGGTATACGGAGACAAATGGTGTTGTGCCGTGCGATACAGCAATAGCATCCCCCGCAGGGCTAAAGGCTACGCTGTTGCTGTCGCCGGTAGGCAATGTAGCAGGGTTGGCGTATTTGGTACCAAAGCCAGTGCCGACGTTCCAAGGGTAGGCTGTGACGCGGGGTGAAGTAGTATGCGCTATAGCAACAGAAGTACCTGCGGGACTAAAGGCAACACCGTAGCCAGTGCCAGTAGGTAGTGTAGCTGGGTCGGCATATTTAGTGCCAAAGCCAGTGCTGACGTTCCAAGGGTATGCTGTAATATATGGTGTTGAGGTACTTGCTATCGCTATAGCATCGCTTGCAGGTGAAAACGCTACGCCGAAGCTAGCTGACGGAAGTGGTGTAGATGGGCTTGCATATATAGCGCCGTATCCTGAGCTACTCCAACGATAGACTGAAATAAAGGTACCTGCATCATGCGCTAATGCTACTACGTTACCTGCAGGTGAAAACGCTACGCCGTAACCATCGTTACCTAAAGAGGCTGGGTTGGCATATCTAGTACCGAAGCCGCCGCTGCTGCTCCACCCGTAGGCTTGAATGTAGGGGCTGCTACTAGATGCAGCCGCTATAGCGTAAGGTGCAAGGGCTGTGCCTGTTTGGTATAAAAAATTTGCCATCCATTTAGTCGCGGTGACTTTAATTGCCATAAGAGTGTTATTTGCAGGTAATATGAGTTCGCCCGTTGTCCCGCTGCCAAACACAAGCGTATCACTGTTAATTGCCACATTAACCGCAGTACCGCCGTTTTCAACGGTAAACAGCACCACAGTTCCAATTGGAAACGCAACGCTGGCGTTTGCAGGGATGGTGTATGTGCGGCGCGTTGCATCCGACGCAGGGTGAAATATCTGCTTGCCCCCATCACTCAAAACTAACGTGTAGTTTGCTGTCTGAATGTTTTGCGGGAAAGACACGCCGCTTGATGAAGCTGCGGACACCCACGATGTGCCGTTGCTGGTTAACAGATTACCTGTAGTACCGGGCGCAACAGTTTGAACCGCCGAAGTTCCGTTGCCAAGTAGCACGTTGTTAGCTGTGAGTGTGGCTAAACCTGTGCCGCCGGACGTAACGCCAAGTGCGTTGGTAAACCCTACAGTTCCTGTAGCGTTAAGGTCTGTAAGCGTTGTAGTGCCTGTAACGCCAAGTGTGCCTGTGACGGCAAAGTTGTTAGGTATAGTGACATTACCCGCAGACGTTACGGAAATCGGCAATTCTTGTACGTTGCCAGCGCCTGACGTATCACGGCCAAGCACTTTACCGGCAGCCGCGGTCAATACGTGTTCTTGGTTCCAGTTGGACGGCTGGACAAGCGTTGCGTCGCCGCTGTCAGTTTTGGCAGACTGAAAGGTATGTTTGAGGCTTACGGTCATTACATCATTCCTTCAGGCGGCATCTCAGGCATGGCGCCCATTTCTGGCATTGGTTGCGGTTCAGGCATTTCTTCGGTCATGTCAGGTTGCTCACGCATTTCAGGTGATCCGCTGATCAAATCACCTGTATCCAGTGCGCCTGCAATCGTCCCCATGACAATATCCTGAATTTGCTCTTCTGTCATCCCTGCTTGCATCGCGCTGATACGTTTTGTTTCTGCATCGTAGGCGTCTACCTGTGCCTTGTATTCCTTAATGTCTACTTCACGCTTCGCAACGTCTGCCTGCACGCCTTCGATAATATCGACCATGCGGTTGAGTTCTTGCGCCATAACTTCCATTTGCTGCTGTGCAGCAGCCATTTCAGGTGACTCATCGCCTGTAGCAAGTACTTTAGGATCAAGGATTTTCTTGAACCGCTCTGCCATTTCCTGCGCGCCGGGCCAATCCATGTTCTTAATGAACAAATCGCCGGCCACAGACCAAAGTTGTGGGTTGGATTGCAGAATCTGGCTCATGGCATCAAGTGCTTCTTGACGCTTAGTCATGTAGCCGGGGCCAGTAGTGACCATAACGTCGTATGTACCAACGCCGGGGTTGTAAATCTTTTCGATCAGCCCGCCGGTTTCTTGGTCACGAATTTCACGTACAGGTTCTTCCTGCGACGGGTCCATTTTGACCATGCTGACTTCGCCATCAGCACCAATGATGCGTGCGATGCGCTGTGTGTCGTAGATTTTAGGGATCATATCGACGATTTGACGTGTAATGTAGCGAATTGCCCGCGCAAGGTTGTCAACGTAGTGATACGTGCCAACATCGCCCTGCTTTTCGCGTGCGACGATAGCTTTTGCAGACCGTTCGTTGCCTTGCTGACCCAGCGATGCATCATACTGGCCGGTTGTGGCCTTGATGTCCTCTCCAGCGCC